TCGTGTGGTCTGAAATATTCATCTTCAACTAACTCAGGATGATTTTCTTTCAAGTGAGTATAGATTGCTTCGTTCTTACCAACTCTAACTCTACGAACATAATAATCATTGTGCCATGCGTGGATACCTGATGACGTTCCTAAAGTTAATGAAGTTGTACCTGCTGGTTTAACAGTTGTAGTTCTTGCCGCCGCGTTGATTCCTAATAACTCAGCAACTCTTTTGTTTTCTTCTTTAACAACTTTAGCTGCAGATTTCATATTCAACCCTAATACTGCACCTGAACCGATACCCGTCATTGAAATTCCGATTAGAGCATCTTTTTCTGTTGTTCTTTGCCATATTGGTCTGAGGTAGTGGAAGTTCGTATATCCCGCTTGTAGTGTTCCGATGAATGAAGCAGCTCTAACTCTATCTTCATAATCTTCCTGTGATACAACGTTAGATACGTTAACCTCAGTTAGGTTACAGAACTGGAATGGTCTAAGAGCAATTTCACAACATGGGTTTGTTCCCCAATCTTTGTCGTTGCTCAAATAGATACCAGGTTCACCAGCTCCACTTGCTTCAATTCTTTTCCAAAGGTCCATAAAGTATTCTTTGGTGATTTTGTGTCTCATAAGAACTGCAGAGTTGTTAGCCCTACCTCTCTGTGGGTTTGTCTCCCACCAAGGACCACTCTTACAACCAATCATTTCTTCGTCAGTTGCAGAGAATAAAGAAATAAGTGCAGCTCTTCTGATACCACCCGCCAATACCGCATCTGCAATATGGCAAACAATATCATGAACTTCGATTGGTCTTAATCTCTCACCATCTTGTTTTGAATCTAAAATCCCTTCAACTTTAATCAGACATTCTTTAAGTGGTTGAGGACCAGGTGCTTTACCACCTGATGTAATTAATCTTGCACCCTTTGGTCTGATGTCGCTGAAATCAAATTCAATGTGTGAACCTCCGAAGAAGTATGATTTAACTAACACCTTAACAGCATCAGCCCAACCTTCAATTGAGTCGGCAACTAACCATCTTCTACCTCTTTCTCTATTTGGTTTTCTAATTTCAGGTAGTGCATCTACGTGATGTTTCTGAACCGAGTAACCAACACCTGTTCCACCTAACAATAGGAACATGATTTCTGAGAACACTCTCCAATCATCAATTGGTGCAAACGCACAGTTGTAGATACGGTTTGGAGAAATTTCAATTGGTTTACCCGCGAACTGCATTGACCTCATTGAAGGTAATACTTGCTTTTTGTAAACGTACTGATAATTCTCTCTGATTTCTTTTTCTAATTTAGGATACATTTTAATATGCATCTCCATGTTTCTTGTGACTAACTCTTGCCACGTTTCTCTTCTCTTCAATTCTGGCATATACTTAGCGTATTTCATATACACTGTAATGTCCGATAAAATCCTGTTCGAAATGTCCATTTTTTTAAATTTTTGTGTGCTACTTTTTTATCAAAAAATCCCCGATTTTTATGATAAATATGCGGTCGTGTGTTATGCGACCACAAATTTAATTAAAAAAAAATAAGTTTTTTTGAGAAAAAGTAGATATTTAATTAAGTCTAATTTTGAGTTTGTTCTCTTTGTTTTCTCTTGTCGAGGAGCTCCTTAACTCTATCTCTTTTTCTTTCTTCTTGTTGTTCTTCAAAACCAAGGAAGGTAACAGAAGATTCTGTATCGATTTCCAGAAGTTCGTTATTGAACTTACAGTTTTCGAATACAACACCGTCTTTTCCTAAACGGGATTTAGTGATTGCAATTGTTGCAAGATTCATTTCCTTTTGTTGTAATGTCTTAGCAACGGTTATGATTACGTGACCCACTTGAGCTTTCTTGATAGAACCACCCATTTGGTCCGTTGTTACAACTTCCGAAGAAATTGAACTTCTATTTCCTTGGGTTGCTGTCCAACCAGCAATATCCAATTCATGGCACATAGCTTCAAATGCTCTCATAACAGACCCCTCAGCTTTCCACTCGTCCTTAGCTGTTGATTCGGGTAACACACAATCAATATAATCCAAAAGAATCATATCAATCTTTGTACCGTCAGCAATCATCTTTCTAACTTGGTTTTTGATTTGATTCATGGTCATAGTATCTGATGCCAGTTTCTTGAGAACCAATCTGTTCTGCATCGTTTCTTTAATCTCGGTAATTTTTTCCATTACTTTATCCTTATGGAATACCAAGTTATCTGGTTCAATACCTGTCCAAATAGTGAAGTGTTTTCTTTGTACGATTTTAGGGTTGTCTTCGAAAAATATCTGAAGAACATTATACCCCATGTTAAATGCTGTGTTAGCTATCTTGGTAAGAACAGTTGTTTTACCAACACCTGTGGGTGCTAAGATTACACCAATCTCACCCTTAGCCAATCCACCTTTGAGAAGTTTGTCGATACCCGCAATTCCCATAGGAATCGGATGTCTGTAGTCTTCTTCTAACACCGTATCCAAATCTGCGAAAACATCTGATTGCCCTTTTTCAACTTCACCGACTTGAAGTGCCTCTCTAACAAGACCTTCAACTTTATCGTACGACTCAAAATCACCTTCTGTGATAATCTTTTGAGCCTTGTTCATAGCTTTCTGTAACTCTTGTTGTTTACAGAATTTCAAAGCCTTTTCTTGAACAAATTGTGTCCCTTCAAACGGAGCTTCTTTAATTTGTTTTAGAGTATCCAAAACAATTTTAGCAACAAGTTCCTGTGAAACTTCAGATTTAATAATCTGTTCCAAAGTCTCAAAGTTCGGAGTTGATTCATACTTCACATAGTATTCTTTAATCATCTGAATGATGATTTTAAAATACTTGTTATCGAAGTAGGAACTTTCCAAAACATCAATGATTGATGAGGAAAAATCTTTGTCTACAACAATCTGATTGATTAATTGAATTTGAAATGTATTACCTAAGTAGTCGAAATTCTTGTTCATATTTTAGCTCTATAACCCCCTTGTATTATTTTAAATATTTGTTAAGCGAGGTCAAGTTCCAAATATTTGTAAGTTAATTTTCTGCTTGAAAAGATGTCTGTAAGCTCTCTTAAAACCTCTTTAAGGAATGGTCTTACATCAACTGTGTAACGCACTTTCGGTGGATAAAGTTTGCCATCGAACTGTCTGTGGTTAAGAATTTGGTCCCCAACTTTAACGTAGATGTTGAAGTTTTCAGGACCTTCTGTAAATGAAGTTTCCATAATCGTGGGGTCGTGATTAATAGCTTCTTGATTGTCCATCATGTAAATGACGGTTTTCATTTTCAAGTAATAGTGAAGTTCTTCACTTAAAGCTTTGATGAAATAATGTAACTCCATAGAATTTTTTGCTTTGGGTACATACCCTCTGACGTTGAAAAATCTTTGAACAACGATGTTGTCGTTAAGAGTTAATAAAAACTCCATTTTCGTGCTTTCTTGCTCTTTCATAATTTGTGTTTTGTTTTATTTGAATAAATCGTTTGTGTTTGTTCCTGCACCAATTTCATCATCTCTATAAAAAATGACTGTATGTTTCTTATCTTCTTTGGGTGGTTCATCTATAAAGTAATAAAGTGCCAAAGAATATCTATCAATATGGTTAGGTGTATTCAAAGGTATTGGATGTCCGTGGGGAGCGTCTTCGATATCGAATATTACCGCTCTATTAAAAATAGGTTCCACCTCTACAAATTTTTGAGGGGGATTGACCGTCCAAAATTCTAGATTTCCTTCCCACTCCTTTTGCCAATATTCGTTCAGATAAATTAATAAATTCAAGATTCTTTTTTTACCTGAATGTGGGTGTTCATTGTAATCAACATGGACAGAAAGTTTACCATTTTTTTTGATTCTATGGATACCACCACCTGTGAGGGTAGGGTCTCTGAAAAGTTTTGGATGACCTGTTAGCTCCTCCAAAAATTTTATAAAGTCAGGAGAGTTTAAGTAATCCATAACAAAACTTGTTATTGGTAGTTTTGCTTTGAAATCATTCATATCCGTCTTTTCTTGAGGATAATATAATTTGTTGTGTTCGAATTCTTTCGTAAACTCTACAGTATCCGTATACCATTCATCGTGATTTAAAATTTCTTCTTTGGTTCTTCTAAGAAGATATTCAGGTAAAAAATTATCAATAACAATGTACGGGAAAGGGTAATTTGTTTTATAAAGAGCCTTCAATTTAGAGGCTAAACTTAAGTCAATCATAATTTTCTTTTTTCTTTTCTAGTCAATTTCATAAATGGCTTTAGGAAATTAACCCAAGCCTCATCGTTTTTTGGTAAGTATTTGAAGAGACCGTCCTCCATCATAAGTCTCATCAAATTTTTGTATCCTCTGTCTGTGGGGTCAATTGTATCGGTATGAATCTGTTCAACTAATTGTTTCCCTTCATTTGTAATAAGAGGACTAGTTAGGTCAACAATTTTGGAATTTGTTTCATAAAACTCCTCTCCAAGTATACCATTTTTGGTACGTCCAGTCAAAATATTTTGGATTGCTTTTGGAGGTTTTTTTGAAAAGTTTTTGTGGGCATAATCCAACAATTCCTCAATTGTACAAAGTTTTTCGGTTATAACAGGAAAAAGTTTAACCAAAGTCTTTTCACCCAAACCCTCGATACCGTCAATATTATCAGACTTATCACCTGTGAAAACCTTTGTTAAGGTTACATTGTAGTGGGGTATGTCCACTTTATTGATTGTTATTTTACTCCCGTTTTTGTAATAAGTCTTACTAACGGGAGAGAATATCGTAACCTTTTCGGAAATTAGTTGGGTGAGGTCTTTGTCCCCTGAGAAGATAATGATTTGTTCGTTTGTTGCGACTTGGCAATAGTAAGCAATTAGGTCATCAGCTTCGTTGTTGACCATCTCTACTTGTCGAACGAAGACTTCTTCCAAATACATCTTAACTCTTGCCTTTTGTTGCAAGTAAGATTCATATTTGTACTCGTTCATGTCTTGACGACGGTTACCCTTGTACTGTGGGTAAATTGATTTGCGTATTGAAGAGTTGGAATCACCATCCCAAAATACAACCACCTTATCGTGATTGTGCTCCTCTAAAAATCGTCTGAGTGTATTAATGAAGTGATATACTCCACCGATGTGTGAACCGTCACTGAACAGGTCTTTAACCCCGTGAAATCCAATTTTGAATAGGTTATCCCCATCCACCAACAATGTCTTCGTCACATAGTTTCTTTAAGGGTGAACAATCAATCTTCTTTTTCTTCTGTAAGTGTAAAATCACCTTCAGCTCCGATTATATCTTTCCAATAATCGGCATATTCTTTCTTATACTTTTCTATCGAAGCTTTTTCTTCAGTAGAATCTTTTCCTGCCAAGAACCCGTGAGGTGTAACAATAATCTTTCCATCATCAAACCCAAGTCCATTGATGTGGTTTTTCATAACAGATACCTTACTTCTAACTGCGAACTTAACAGAACGCTTATCTTTGGTTGCGGTAATCTTTGTTGTACCAGCACCTTTTTGGTTTCCAAATAAAAATACCAATGATGAGTTTAACCATACTGATTCACCACCTTTAGCTTTAATCTTTGGCTGTCCAAATGGATTATCAGGAAGTTCAACCCAAGGTTGGTTGATAATGATAAGTGTATTTTCGTACTCGTTATCTGATTTTCTTGAACCTGAAATTCTTTGGTTGATGCCCATACCAATCTTATCTGATAGGACAGACGCGTTGTGTTGTTTACCACCTTTACCTTCAAAGGTCATCTTACATGGTACAGAACCAACTGAATCCCAAATAAAACAAAGACTATAGTTCAACTCGCCCTTTTCTTGTGCATCCAAAAGTTCGTTGATGTAGTCTGTGATTTGTTCTATATAACTGAAATTGTTATTGAATAGGAAAAATCCATCCCAATCCATCTCACCCGTTTCTTTATCTACAACCTCTTCACATTGGAATCCCATTAGTTTTGCATGGATAAAACTCCATTTCTGTTCTGTAATAATAAACACAGGTAGAATTTCTTTTTTCTGAGCGTCCGCAGCAGCTTTAATTGCAGCAGTTGTCTTACCTGTATCAGAGTGTCCAAGGAACATATTGATATGTCCAATGGCAGGACCAGGAAGACCTACCGCATCCAAGAAGTCAGGACCCAAATCCAAAAACCTCTGTGGTTTATATTTTGCAGAAGTAGAATACTTCTTTTTTAAATTAGTAAAATCGTTCTTTTTGATTGCCATATAAATAAATTAAGGGCGGCTATTAACCGCCCTTTGTTTGTTATTAATTAGAATGGTAAATCACCATCAACGTCAGCGTCTGCTTGAGGGTCAACCATTTTCGCGGGAGATGATTTTTTACTTCCACCATATGATTCTTCCGATACAGTAGAGTCACCGTAAACATATCCACCTTTGTCGTTATCCCACTTTGGTGTTTCACCTCTTGCAATCGCTTCAAGGTATTCTACGGGTTTTTTACTGTAAACATCCAACCAAGTCAACTCATCGTTAACCCACTCTTTAGCTTGGTCTTTTTCTACAGACACAGGAGCTGGGTCATCATACATGATTGCTGATACAGTTGTATATTCTTTTCCTTTTGGAGTCTTTGACTTAGCAAGTTCGATGATAAGGTCACGACCACTTTCAGCGTCAGTGATATCACCTTTGTTTCTCCAAATCGGAATAATTTTGTCGAGGATACCCTCGTTCTTGTAATTGTGTTTGAAACGCCAGAACTTTGGTCCGTCCTGCTCGTTATCACGGTCGATAACTTTCACGATGTAGAACTTACGTGATTTGTACTGTTTAGCAAGTTCCTTGTCGGAATCTTTACCTGTACTCATCAATTCTTCGTAAACTTCATTAAGTGGTGAACGCTCGTTGTCGTTCTTTCCTGGGTCGTAGAATTTCTGCCACTGACCACCTACTTGGATTTCGTGGTACCAAGCCTCTTTGAATGGTGAGGAACCATCTTGTGTTGGGAGAATTCTTACTCTTCTCTGACCTGATTTCTCTTTATCCCCAAGGATTAAAGCGAAATACTTTTTCATTCTTTCGTCTTGCGACATTTTGGATTGGGCCCCGCCCATCTGATTTTTTTCATACTGTGCCAATACGGCGTCTAATACATTACTCATTTTTTAAAGTTTTAAGTGTTTATTAAATATAATTGGGTTTACCCTATTAGTCAAATTAAAAAGGGACTTTTGAAGTCCCTTTATTTTTTATCTTTTAAATTCGTTGTCGTAACTGTCTAACTTTCCTGGTTGGAAAGAGTTTTTGATGTCGTTAACATTTAAATTTGTTACATCATCTGAAGTTAAAACATAATCATTTTTTCCTGTCTTTTCCATATCTTCTTTCTTGTCTTCAAAAAAGTCAGATAACTTTTGATTGAAAGGATATGAATCGTAAGTTCTGAGTTCAAGTTTCTCTTGTGGAGTCTTCTCTCTATACTTCTCAATTTTCATTTCAAGTGAGTTCAACTTGTTCATTAAAGAATCCATATCTTTTAATTTAGATTCCAAATTATTAAGTTGACTAAATAAGTTGTTGAAATACTCCTCTTGCTTTGTCTCAATATTTTTTTGAGAGTCAACAAGTTCTGTTACGTCAAGCTCTTCTTTACCTGACTCTCCTCCACCTTCTTCTTCAGACTTACCCTCGTCGTCGATTTTTTCAACATCGGGGTCGTTTTCTACATCAATAGGTTGAGGTACTGCACCTGGTATCTCACCTCCTGGTGGGGATGGTACCGCTCCTCCTGGAGCTGGTGGGGGTGGTGGAACCGCTCCTGCCGCAGCATCTGCTGGCGGTGGGGGTGGAACTGCTTGCTCTGTTATATACTTGTTGATTTGATTATAACGTTCAATCTCGCTTAAAATTTTCTTGTCCAAACTCATGTTATTAGTCGTTTAGTAATTGTTTTATACCTCTCGCGGTTTCAACCCTTACTTTTCTGTTTGCTGTTTGCATGTGACCAGCTCTTTCAATAAGACCGTCTCTTTCTCTCACTACATAGCAGTCACCTGTTTCCAAATCACAAACTTGCTTAGTACCATCACCTAAATCCTCTTCTGAAAATTTAACTGATTTACCAAGATAATTGTCTAACGTTGATTTTAAATTCATAAAAATACTTTCTTAATAAATATACTGGTATACTATAAAGTGAAATTTATCTGAGCACTAGCAGCTAAAGGTCTTCCATTAATTTCATATAATGAAGATGTATATGAAACAGAAAGTACTAAACTTCCAATACCGTCAACTGTAATTAGATTTGTATACTTTGTATCAGAACTTTCCTCTACTCTGATAGTCTTTTTTGTTGAAGTGCCAGCAACTCTAACAACAGGGTCATTTTTTGTTTTCAACCCAGGACAACTAAATTTGAAAGTCAAATAACCTCCTGCTGGTTTTTTAATGTTGTAATATTCTTCTCCACTAAAGTTAGGTAAACCACCGCTACTCGTATCACTAACTAAAACAAGTGAACCTGGTTCCTGTAATTCACCTTGAGATGTTGTCTGTGGACCAGGGACAATTAATATATAATTGAAATTCTTTGTCTGAGAATTATAGGGGTTAGCTTGATAGGCATCAAGTTTAAATTGAATATCAAATTTGAGCTTTTGGTTGGGATAATCATCTTTTATAATATCATCAAACTCATAAGTTATTAGGTTTTGTCTGTTAACTTGGAAAGTTTGTTTGTCTGGTGTTACCCAAATAACATTTTGACTTACTCTATTCACGAGTGTATCATTTATTTTGCTTTCTTCAACTTCTTCTACTTCTTTATTATTAACTGTCTTGAAAGTTGAAACAGTATAAGAATATTTTGGTTGGTCGTATATAGTCCAAACTCCAATATTGGGGGCAATTTTAACTTCCAATATGTCGTTTCCACCCAATGGATAATTGGTTTTTTGTGTCTCAACTAAAGCAATAGTATTGGTTGTTTGTTGTGGATTTGATTGTTGTGATGTTGAAACAGGAGCAGTTCCACTTGCATTATTTACAACAGAACCAGGTGATGATGTTGAACCAGCAGGTACTGCAGGGTCATATTTAAATGTTGCAACAGTTGTAAATGTACCATAGAATGTATCTACTTTTACATTTCCCGTTGATACTGCAGTACCTGTTCCAATTTGAGGAACAACAACTTTCAGAGTTTGTGGGTCTAAAACTTGAACGTTCTTAGGTTCGACTTGAGTTCCGTTTATGAAAACTTTAATAGTTGTATCAAGGTTTCTTCCCTTTATTTGAACAATAGTTCCCGTGTTTCCAATTGTTGGTGCAAAAGAATTTATATACGGTGGTGGACATACTTGGCCTGGATTTGTTATCAACGGAGTAGGTGTTGGTGTTACTCCTGGAGTACTTCCACTTTGTCTATTATTTGTATTTTCCAACGCATCTGCAGTTGATTCTGTTACAAGTTTAACTGCAACCGCTGACTTTATTGCGTCTTCCATAGTTTTTATAAGTGTTTCAAACTCTCCGCGGTTTGTGTCGAAGTAAGATTCTGAAACATTATCTTTTGGCCAATAGCAAGCATAGTATTTATCCAACCCAATTTTTTCAATTTGAGGTGCTCTATTAGCCAAACTATCTCCCATAAATTTGATATAATCTTCAAGAGTCGCAAATGATACAATTGGCATAGACTGAGTTTTCCCAACACTCTTAACGTTTACACAACAAAATTCTTTTTTGAAATATTTGTTAGCTCTTGGTTGGAAATTATTATCAAGGGATATCAAACCTAAATTGTTATTATATCCTACAAAGTTTCCTGCCCCTGAGTTTGAGCTCTTAACAAAACTTGTTACGTAAGAAATACAATATATGTAAGTTCTTAACAATTGATTAGACTGACCTGGTAATACCGTTTCAAGAGCAGTCTTGAAGGTTTCTGGTGAAACGTTTTTAGGTACTCCACCAAGTGGGGTGTATTGTTGGTAAGCGGTGAGGTCTACCTTAGTTCCACAAGTATTTTGAGCGTCAAGGGTATTATCCGCCTTTTGTATTGTCTGATTAGCCTTTTGTTCTTCAGTAATTTTAATTGAAGGTGCTTCTTCTTTCTTGATTTTCAATACCTCCTCGAGTTTGGTTAATAGATTTTGATTCATGCTCTGTAAGAACGAATCAATTGACGGTAAGTCATATATACCTTGTCTAATACCTGTGAATGAGGTTTGGAAGTTACCAGGCTGAATTGTATGTTGTATACTTTGAATCAAGTATGGACCATTGAACATTGGTACATGTCTCAAATTGAAATACATACTTGGTTGTAAAAGTGCATTACCTAAACAAACAACCGTACATTTATAACTTCTATTTTTATATAGGTTATATAGTGATACGTTTTGTGTTGCAACATTTCTTCCCGATGCTTGGTTTACCATATTTAATTGTGTGTTAATTGATTCTGATGTTGCAACACCCGCACTTTGGTCAACTTGGAATGAATAGAATATGTTTTGGTTTCTTGTCCCAATATCAACATTGAATCCAACACATCTATTGGAAAGAGACCAGTCTTTTTTATTGTCTAAGTTTTCTATCAAAGGATTTTCAGATGCTCTTCTCATTTCAAATCCATCATCTCTAAATCTGAAGTTACCTTTAGGTAAATCCAAATACTGAGAAGGCTTTCCTACATAGAAACAAACCATCTTAGATGATGCGTTTCTATAGTCCACGTTTAAGAAAGTTCCCCACAAATTGTTGGCAAAATCCAATGTACCTTCAGGTTTTGGAATTGTAGTTCCATCTACATCTTGAACATTATAGAAGTTAACATATGCGGGCAAGTTCATAACAGTGAAGTTATTTTTTATCAATATACCACTCATAAGTGTGAATACACTCATCGCGTTGTTAAGAGAACTTTTTCCAAGCATACTCTTCAAATCAAAGATATCTATTAGAATAGTTTGTCCAATGTTTCTTGAAGCTCTGTCCAAGAACATTATATCCTCAAAAAGTGTTTTGGTTTTATAATCTCCACCAGCAATCCACTTATCATTTAGGGCTTTGAATATTTCCCAGTTTTCAATTTTACTTTGTTCACCTGTGATTACACTATTCACAGTCCCTTGTGGAATTTGATATTGGCTTGGGAGTTCTTTGTTAAGACCTTTCAAAACTTCATTTAAGAAATTTCCTTGTAGTACGTCTTCAGAATTAATTAAATATTGTATCTGATTTTTAAATTGACTTGGGTTTGCACTTGGTAATTTCAATTTGAAGGTAGCATACATTTTTATAATCTGACTTAACAATACCACGTTGTCTGCAGTAAATTCAATATTGTTATCTATAAAAAAGTCAGTAATATATGAACCTGTTGATGAATAAACAATATTTGGAATGGTTGAGAATCCTACTTCTGTTTCTAAAGCCAACCAAGCTGCGGGATTTTGTACCTTGGACTGTGAAACAGAGATTGTTCCTCCTCTACTTGGGAGAGTTCCGTTCACGTAAGGTTTGAACTTTATCGGGTCAACAATAACAGGTGCGTCGTTGTGAGAAAGATAAGAATCAACAACTCTTCTTTTATAATTGGACGGGTTACCGTATCTGAATAGAATATCATACTCTAGGAATCCTCTCAGAGTATTTTGAACTGTTTCATATTGTAGGTTGATTATGTTCGTAAAATACTCCTGTTCGTTGGTTCCCGTGGCTTTTGGTACTACAGTCAAAAGACTTTTGAATAAAGATTGGAAATTTCTGAAATCGGCATTCAGTGAAACAGATGAAGCACCAATTTGTGTACTCACAGGTAAATCAATTTCCGTCATTGGTTTTGAAAAATTCAAAAACTCCTGCTCAAAAGAATCTAAAATCCTTTTTTCAAACACAGAGAAGATTTCCTCAATCTTAGAATATTCGTCCGTCATCGAAAGTTTGAAAGGAGTTTGTTCACCCTTATCGTTATCAATCTTTTTCAGATAACTTTCAGGTGAAGGTTTGATAACTGTTTGGTTATCAAAATATCCATAGTTTGGTGCCGCCCAAAATAAACGAACCGAACCATTATACATTGATGGGTTATTAGTAAGATTTGCAACCGTTGTTGAAGTATTTGTTGTTTGGTTGATTATACACTCTGCGGAAGTTTGGTTTACAGGTGAACCGAAAGAAGGCACAATTGTGTAGGCAGTTGCTAAAGTATTATCATTTGGATTACAAGCAACACCATTTTTAACCACACTAGGTATTAATACCGACCAGGTTGATAACCTCAAGTTTTTTGTCCCTTGTTTGGTTTGAATATTCCCCTCAGAGAAATTGTAAATTTTCATTCCACCATTTAGAGTGTTTTGAATTTCTGCATCGGTGTAATCTTTGTATACCTCATAACCCGTTAAGAAAGCATAAAAATCATTAATAACTTTCGGATAAAACCCTACTTGAATATTGATATCAGTATTGTTCTCTGTTTGAAGAGTAATTGCTTTGTTTTCCGTACCTACTTTAACATTATATGTCTGAGTTGTTGTACCTTGTATTGGTGAAAAGTTTTTAACATAGTCAAAGTTTGCCCACGCCGTGTTGATGATATCAACATTAGTTTCTTTGAAGATTTTGTATCTGTGATAAACCGAACCCATTTTTAGAATCCATGCGTAAGGCAATTTATGTACCGCACCAAACTTTTTCAAACATGAGGCGATATAGTCCAAATCTGAGGACTGATTGTTTTCCAAAGACTTGTACTTTTCTTTAAGTGTTGCTAACGGTAGTGAGTTAAGGAAAAGGTATGCCGCCTGTGCGTAAGGATATTTAATCTTATTTCTAACATTTTGTACCCCATTTTGAATTGCGTTAACCATATAAGGTGTATTCAAAATGGATGTTGTTGTTTGAAACGGTACTGGATTCCCGAAACCAAATAGTTGGAAAGTTGGTGGGAAGTGATTATAAACTCCTTCGGTGGCAACATAGTTTCCTGTTGCAATTCTTTCAGTATAAAATGAAGATAATCCAGCTTGATTCAGATTGATTCCTGATATTCTTGAAAAAGGGTTTTCGTTTTTTTGGTAACTAAAACTGGTGACGGGTCTTTTTACATCAAAATTATAAACATCGTTAAAGTTTGATATAATTTTTCTTGGTTCAAAAACAGTTAATACCCTATTGGTATTATAAACATTTGTTCCCTCAGCAGTTTTACCATTAGCCATATTCTGAGTAACCCAAGTGGAATCAGTAAAAGGTATCGTGTCTGTAATATTTGGCTCATTAGTTGAATTTGAAACTAACTTCTGTAGAGCAGTAGACTTAGCAGATACTTGAGGAATTTTACCATATTCATTAATATCCAAAATACTGAAAGAGTTTTCAGTAAGGTTTCTTAAATATGGAGTAACATAGAAATCCCTTATGAAATCTTGCCAAGCTCTACCTGTACCTCCATTGGATATGTTTTCCAAGAAATCTTTGTAGTTAGTAGAATTCAGACCATAGTTTTTGAGTTTCATAGTAATGTATGGGGCATTCAATCCCAAACTAGTTACTATGTTACTAACTTCAGCCTCAGTGTTCAGTTTGATTACTTCGTCAATCTGATTTGAATTTGCTCTCACAAAATTAGAATACCTTGCAGTTAAAAGTTGTCTTTCCCATATCTCATAGAAAAACTTAATCTCTTCTTTATTAACATAGGCAATTCCTTGAGTAGGAAATTCTATAGCGTTTATATTAATTATATTTGTACTCTGTTCATTATCTAAAGGTTCAGGCGCTAAAGGGGGATTAAATTTTTGAGTTATACCTCTCATATACTCCTCCACAAATTCTACTTCAGGCCACTTGGAATAATCCCAACCTTGTGTTAGTTCAACTACAGATGGGTCCGCAGGGTACTTCAATTGGAATCTTCCTTTTTTGTCTTCTGGTGTTTCGATAAAGAACTGAGGCCATGGGTAGACAGGTATCTCAGCAAATTTGAGTCCTGTACTTTGTTCAATTGCCTTCTGAGTTAACTTAACATCATCAACACTATCTGAACCAGGTACTGAAGATGGATTATCTAGAATCGCTTTTTTTCTGACTGGGTCGTATTTTACATTCCAAGCATTATTGTGAACATCATCCAAAAGTCTTATGAATGCTTCAGCGGATGCCATAAGCACAGCCATAATATTTCTAACAGTAGGTTTGAAACCAATACCATCAGTACCACTTTCAATTTTTTCTAATAACTTTTTGGTAATTATATCTTCAAATTGTGAAAGTTTTTTGTTTGCTTGAGCTTCCAACAATTGAATTTGTTTGTCGAATCTTCCATCACCTTCGAACACAAAAAAAGGTGGTCTAATATCTACTAACGTTTGTTTCCCATTAACAATTTCAGTTTTGAAAATTGGTTCAGTGAATCTACTGAACTCTTTAGTTACCCTTTGAATATCTTGCTCGGTAGGTTTATAAATTCCTGTTTGAGCAATGGTTGTCGCTTTCCAATCAATTTCTTGTGTTGTTGGTGGTTTGATTTTTATTGTATCAAATTTTATTGGGTTCGGAATTGGAGCCGCTCCCCCAGCACCCAACGTTCTATTATCAGCTAAAAGTCCATTATATTGAGAAATTATACTTTCCAAGTTTTTAGTTGCAGCAAGTTTCGTATCCAAATTCAATTCCTTGTACATATAACATCTCACACCACTGTTTAAGATAATAGGTGCAGGGTTGAGATATTTTGTAAACCAAGCGTTTTCTCCAGCCCTTACCCCGAAACTTGTGGATGTCCCAAAGTAATCTGTTAATACTTTTTTGTAATTCCTAATATTGGTAAGTGGTTCTACGTCTGCCTTGGCAAACTTGTCTGCAATATTTTGTTCAAATAAGTCTAACTTATTTACAAACTGTACAAGAGTATATTCAGGAAAATCAGGAGGTATTAGACCCTTAGCTTTGTATTCACTATAAACTTCTCTAATTTTCTGATAACCTCTTTCAGATGTTACTTGAACGGTCGCTTCCGTTTGTCTACCGTCACTTACGTTGGTTGCAGAACTTTGAGTTCTTGAATTGGCTTCTTGTTCTCTGTTACTTTGTTGAGGACCGACAGGTTGTGTGGAAACATTAAATTGTTGACTATACATGTGTGGAGTAGCAATCAGGTGACCCACAGCAACTTCATTTAAGATATTGAACTTATATCCCTTGAAATCTAAATCAATTTGATAGTTTCCACTAAAGGTATTAAACCTAGCGTTGAACTTTTCTAAATTCAGTTGGTATCTTACAGCTTGTCCGTAGTAACCTTTCAGGGTTAAGTAAAAAGGGGGATATGGTAAATTAAAAAAGGCTGCGTATGGTGAGTTGTTTCCTAATTGAAAAAGTGCTCTTCCTTGAACATCTTCTAATGAAATTCTAACTGACGGTATAAATGATAGATTAGTATCCACACTGATGTTTGTAATACCTAACAATCCATTATCTAAAACATTATTAAGGTCAGACGGTTTTTCTAAAACATAGGGTTTGTCTCCATTCTTTGGTACAACCGTACCCGTCATCATTTGGTTTACACCCTTGAACTTCGTTGTATTCTCACCAGTCAATTCATCATAATATCCCGTACCTAAAAAAGAATCTTTAGTAGGTTTTAAGAAATCCATTTTTGCAATTGAAACAATTCTTACTCTATCTTCAGGAGATGCTCCGATTGCTAATTTTGTTCTTGGTAATAATTCTGCCTCTAAGTTTGCATACATAACAAGGTTCTCGTGGTCAACCAATCTTTCCCTAATCTTCCCTAAAGAGTCGATAGTTTTGTTTGGGTCAACTACAATTATGTTGTTATAATCAAACTCAACATATATATTTCCGCTGTTGTCCGCTTGTACATTACCTGCCATAATAAAAGAAATGGTTTTCTATCGCCGCCTTATAATCTTGCAAGGAGGGTAATAATGGGAAGGGGACAATTAGAATAGCACCATCAAAAATATTATTTTCCATACCCACGAATTGTGGATTTGCTTGGAGTATCAACCAACCAAACGTTGGGGAGTTGTAATACTCTTGTGAAACTCTATCTAATCTACTCCTACCTACTTTATAAATGTAAGTCTTATCTGTTGGTTTTGAAGGCATTTGAACATAAGGCACAACAGTTTGTTCTCCGTTAATTATAAATTGACTATATCTGTTCCAATACGGGTATGCCATTAGTTAAGTTTTGCTTTTGAAATGAATGCACCTCCATCAGCCGAGTTCCATGTTAATGGGTTCGAACTTGCATTTGTTTGTGCCGCTAAGCTCTTGACCATACTCTTTTGATTCTCCTCTTCAGTTGCATCATCTGCAACACTTTCTGATGTGAATGTGAGTATTCTTTTCTTTGATGGGAAAGGAGTGTATTTTATGAAATTTTTCAAATCGTTTTTCTCTAAGTCATCTATAAAAGATTTAGTTAAATTATTTTCTTCAGTAAATAGAGGTTTCGCTTTTGTTAACCAATATGCATCAAATACCTCCTCAACATTATCCCTACCATCTCCAATAATAGCTTGATTACCAATTATATTTCCAATAATTGCTTGTTTGAAAGTCTGATATTTTTTATCATCTAAAACGTCATTAGATACTATCATATATTGTCTTCGGAATGTTAAATTAGTTTCAAATAATCTATTTTTCGAAAAAGGAATAAAAACAGTTTCTTCGGGTTTAGTTCCCAGATATGATGTTAAAGCCTTACCTCCGTCGGCTTTGAATACCAAAGTACCTTTATAAGTTTTTCCGTCTTGTGTGTTTACAAAAGACTTATCACCCTCAATAACCACGTTGAACGCTTTTATGTCTTCTTGAATTTTTTGGTAGTCTTGTACAATCTCAGCCCATGTGTTTGCTGGGACAGGTTTAGATGAAGGGTCAACTTCAGGGGTACCTATTGTTCTGTAGATTGTAACATTCCCATTACTTGCTTGGAATCCATCCGTACCATTACCAGCTTTACTTTCAAAGGTTACAATGTTAGCTCTTGATAACTGTTGAATGAACTGAGTCTCAATTGTGGTAAAGTCTTGAATTATTTTAGTGACCGCATTTTGAAACGTTCCTCTTTTATTTTTTACAAAATTAAGATAATTTGTTTTAATTGTGTCTTTGAGTCTTGGTGTAAACCCTCTGTTAGGTTCAGAAATAAATTCTATAAAAGTATCACTACCTGTTGTTATGTTTTTCTCATATTCTGCGAATATGGTATTAAAGTTTTTTTCTACGTTACTAGGTTTACCAAATAAAACAAATTTTTCAAGAAGAGTTTTCACAGGTGTAACACCTTCAGTATAATTTCTATTAAGCATCCACTGTTGTCTCACAGCATTATTATATTGAGCATTAACTTCTTTTTGTTTGTTAACAACATTTTGAAAATAGGTTTGAGTTTGGTTTACTAAATTAACCATAAATGCTTCATAGGACATTTTTCCCGTTTCAAAATTAGTGAGAATTTCCTTATTAAGTATTGTACCTATGGTCTGACTATTATTTTGACCATTGTTTGGTTCCGCTTGATTGGCGGCTGGTGGTGCTGGAGGACTAGCCATTGCTAAGAACTCAGCATCCAACACTTTCAAGAAGTCTTCATTTGCTGTTACATCAGCTCTATCATCATATATTTCAGTATTCGCATAGAAATTGAAAGTTAATGCGTTTTGTAACTTATCCACAGATTCTTTCAATCCACTTCCTCCAACAAATTTGAAACTCAAAGAAACTGTCGCAATCATCGGTTGAACTCCAATACCCTCTGGGTTAATATCTAAATCTTCATAATTTAGAGAAAGACTCTCAGGTATAATCTTAGTGTTGTAAA